ACCCGAGCTCGGGTGTACATGCCGCCCGAGAGACAGGGGTTGAGCTTTGAGAAACGGTCGGGATAGGAACCGGCTGCATATTTGACGCTCTGCTTCAAATCATCCCGGTTGCCGATGGTGACCAAGGGTTGATCGGTGCAGTTGATGAGGGGGCGCGCTGCGGTCGACAAGCGCCGTTGGCCGTCGATGAAATACATATCGCAGCTCTCTAGGTAACCGCTCAATGGGGTGCCCGTGAGGCGCTGATAGCCGGGAGTCGTCCCTTGAGTCATGATCCCGAGCCGATGGCGCGACCCGTCGTCATCGCTCCAGATGACCGCCGAGGGCACTTGCGCGCGGGTCCATCGCTGCGCGAGCAGGTTGTAAATGAGGAGCGTATCGGGCTGCGTATTCGTCCCGGTGGCCACGGCAAAGATGACCGAACGCAGGGTCGCGTCGTAGGCGCCCGTGATGGTGCTCAACTGAGCAAGATTCGCATTCGCCCAGAACCAATTATCGATGCCTGCCGAGTTATCCTGCGCCGTGCCGATGGGAATCACGTTCGCCCCGTCGGTATAGAAGAAGCCTTGATCGGAGAGGAAATAGACGTTCGGTCCCACCTGGACATAAGCGCCGCAAGCAATCAATCCGCGCTTCCACTCATACGTGCCGAAGGCAAAGACGACATTGCCACCCTGATAGATCGCGCGCGTGATGCCGTTTTGCTGGAAGACCAGAAAATATAGAGGATATCCCACGATTGCGGTGACGGGCCCCAAATCCGCCTCGAGGTCCTCCAAGCTCGATTGGAAAGCGAGCGCGGCATTGGTAAATGGCGCCGGGAAGAAATTCGGCAGATCGATCGCGCTCCACCACACCCGCGCGGCGAATACCTGCGTATAGTCGGCGAGAACCCCGACAGATGAGGCGGGGGGCGTGAGGAAGGTGACGGAAATCGCGCCCGTGGCGTAATTGATGGTGCCCGTAAAATATGGGCTTGTGAAGCTACCCGCTCCGTTGTCATAGGCGTAGGCGCTGAGATCACTCAGGTAGACATAAGTTTGAGACTTGCGCAGCGGCGTATTCGGAATGGTGCCCGTGAACGTCTTCGTCGAGCCATTTCCTGTGCCGAACTGATAAGCCGTCGTGCCGTATGCACTGTTCGAGTAGGGCACGCTGATATTGCCGTAAATCAAGAACTGCCCCGAGACGCCCACAATCTGCGCGTAGGGCGCAAGGTTTGCGTTGATGAAGGTGGAAGCCAAATTGGGCGTGGTCGTTAGGTTGTAAGTACCGAGGCCGCCCGTTCCACTGCCCAACGAGATGATGTTAGTCCCCGACGTTATCCCAGGCGCATAGAGGACAGTGCCGACTTGAAGGGGCGTTCCGGTGATCGCGGTCACCGTCAAGACGTTCGCCGTGATGCTGCCGGTGAATTCAAACAGGCCCGCGGGTAAAAGGGTCACATCACCGATGGAGATCACTTGCGGGAACGCGACCGCATTGACCGCATTGGCACTGACCGCATAAATACTCTGTCCAAACTGCGCAAAGCGCCATTGGCCCCCAATGGCGCTGTAGTTGCTGCCCACCGTGACCCATGCGCCGTTTTGATACACCCAGGCGTATTCCTGCGTGCCGACGATCGGGAATGGAGCGCCTGAGGCATCGATACCAGTAAAGGCGCCGGTGGCCGGATAGGGAGGATTGCCCACGCTCTTGAGCGAAGCAATCGTGACCGCGCTCGGCAGGCTCCGATAGCACCCATCGGCGTAGTAGACGTTCAAACAATCCGCACACGGAACATCCGTCGATGAGAACTGGCGCGAGAACTCAACCGCTACGTTGGCAAGGTCCGGGGACCAGGGGCCGTAGTGAATGGTATACGGGTCCGCCATTCAAACGCTTCTTAACCCGTTTCGATCTGCATGGTGGATGAGGCGAATCGCTCGCCCTTGTCCTGATCCACAATCGACTCGACGAAATCCTCATAGATCGGCGTCCAGGTTTGCACCATGGTCGCATCCTTCAAGAATTTCCCAGCCTCGATCATGCAGCCCGCGTGGAGTGCTTCGGGGGTTTGCAGCACCATCCAATTCGTGGGGCTGGCGCTCGATAAAGGCGTCCCCTTGCTGTAGTAGGTGCCCTGAATGGTGTAGCTCGAGTCGGGGTATGGGCCGAAGATGAAGACATTCCCCCCACCCGTCATGCCTTCCACATTGATGAGCGTGGATTGGCTGATGGTATAGGTCCCAATTCCTCCCGTTCCCGTGCCAAAGGCGATAATGCTGCAGGGATTGGGGATAAAACCCGTCACATCATCGATCAGCATGCCAACCTGTAAAGCACCCGACGTGATCGACTGCACCGTCAACTGGTTCTCTGAGATGAAGCCGGTAAAAACGCACGCCGGCATCACATCGCGCGCGATATAGGCCGGCAGTCCGTCGGGTTGGCGGATGGGGTATTCATCATAAATCCAAGCGGCCGCCTTGAAGATGAGCGTGAACACATCCCCAGAACCGTCCTGCACCTGGAGGGTCTTCGGTGTGAACCAATCCGAGGGAACTGGAGCGGTTCCGCCTTGAATCTGCACCGGCTGCATCGCAACTTCCATCGCCTGAATGCCGTTACCGAAGTTCAAGCGGATGATGTCCTTCGCTAGCTTCGTTTGGGCCAATTGGATGAAGTAATCGGCGTAGAGATTCGCAACGAGATCGGGACGGTGGGTATAGTCCGTGATCGATTGCGTCAGACTCTCATAGTCGACGATCTGCACGGGCTAGTGCCCAACAGATGTCTTGAAGGCGGGATAGTCGCGCTTGGCGATGGCAACGATCTTCTTGGCATCGTCGGCGTTGAAGAAATCAAGGCCATACTGGGCGCAAATGGTTTGGATAATGTTGAATGGGATACTCATGGTCATGTGCATGTCGCCCATGCGACCGCAGCGCCCGCGGTTCTCCGCATCCTCGCGCCTTCGGGCTTTGGCGTACTCCATCGCAGGTTCAACGTCCTGGTAGGTCTGAAGCACCAGATTGTCACCGTCCTCGTGGGCAGTGACCTTGTGCGCCTCGTCCAGGATTTTCGCCTTGTCCTTCACTGCGTCACCGAGATGAGGCGCAAAGGCCATCGCCAAAGCGATGTAGCGAAGCATTTCAAAATCAGTGATGCGCAAGTGTCAAACATTACCAATGGGCGCCAGCGTGTAAGTGGTTGATATATAAGAAATTAATGAGTTAATTCCAATATGTTCAGGCTTCCCGCGGTACCGGCATCGATCGCGGCGATATACATGCCGGGGCTGATGCCCAACTGCATGGCGAAATCCGTGCCCTTGATCAAAAATCCATTCGTCGCACTCGCCACCGCACCGGCCAAGGTGCTCGCGAAGACGACATAGCAACTCTGCGTCGCGTTCAACTGCACCGCATAGGTCTGAGGACCGGTGGGGTTCGTCGCGGCCACCGAACCCGCCGCTGTCGTGATGTTCTGAACGACCGGAAGGCCAGTCGCGGTCTCGCCCGCCGAACTGATGTTCGAGGGCTTCAACGGAAAACTGTTACGAGGCATTCAACGCTCCCTTATAAAGAGCGCCCCGAGCAACACACTCGGGGCGCAAACGCGGGTGGGATAAAGCCCGCGGGGGATGAATCAACCGGTCGTGTCGTAAATCGCACCGTGGGCGTGCTCGTTGCCGACCTCGAGCGTGTACTCGACCAGCAACATTTTCTGATCCGAGTCACCCGTCTTCGCGAGCGGGATGGTCTGGAAAGGCCGCAGGTAGGCAACACGCAGATAGTTCGGGTTGATGAAGTACATGTCGTGAGACTTCGCCAGGAAAATGTCGGGGACCATCTTCACTTCGCCGAAATCGCTCTCATAGACATCGACCTTGGTCATCAAGGTGGAGTCCTCCACTTCGATGAAGCGGGTACCGGGGCCGGTGAAGGCCGACACGTTCTGCTTGTTGGTCGGCGAGAGCAGGCAGTACTCCGGGCTCTCGCCCGAATTGGTATAGACCAACTGCAGCACCGTCTTCATCTGGGCTTCCGTCACCGCCGTCTGCGTGCCGTTGTAGGTCCGGGCAGTCGTGCCGTTGTAGAAGTTCTCCGAGCCGATGGTCGAGTACCCCGTCGGCTGGGCGCCGGACGAAGAGTTCTGAAACACATCGTTCGTCGCGACCCATGCCGGCATACCGGCCAACTGGCGCGCGGTGGACGAGGTGCCCACAACCGCCGCTTGGTTCAGGGTCAAGATGCCTTCCATGTCGCGCTTCAGCTCCTTCGACTTCTTCAAGAGCTGGTAGCCCATCTTGTTGGACCCACCGGCCGCAATCACCGACTGAGAGGTGCCCGAGATCTGGATCGTCTTGTTGGAGATCTGGGTGTAGTTGCCGACCTTCGCGGTCGGAGTGAGCGCGATGTTGGTCGGGTTATCGCCTTCGACCGCGGCATTGGCGGTGTTCTGCGCGGCGAGTGCGTCGATGTCCCACTGATGGTAGGTCTGACGGGCTTCCGCCTTTTTCGCCATGTTGAAAAGCGGGGTTTTGAATGGATCTACGTTATAGATCGCGTCGATCAAATCCTCGCGGATGTTGGTCTGGGTATAGATCTGAAGCGTATTGGTCGGGACGGTCATGATTCCTCATCCAAGCGTTCCGAAGTACTTCGCGGCAGCCTCTTGGTCGCGCGGATTCTTCTTGAACGCCTCTCGAAGTTGGGTTTGCTGGACCGCTTTGGGGTCCCGCTGTGTACGTGCTCCGGGTTGTGCCGCAATGGGCGCGGTGCGCACGCGTTTGACCGCATCGGGTGCTTGAGCTTGGAGCGCCACGTAACGACTCGCGAGATCCAAAGCGATCAGGTAGCGGTGGTCGTAGACTTGGGCCAGCTCTGCATCAGAGAACCCGAACTTGCGCGCGGTGCTCATCATCTGAGTCCGCGCGGCTTCAAATTGCTTCTCATCCCGCCACTCAGGGCGGGCGGATAGGAGCTTCTCGCGCTCGGCGGGCAGGAACTTGGTCATCAGTTCCTGCTGCTGCTCCTGGGCCAAGCGCTGCTGCTCGGCCTGCGCTTGGTTGAAATGCTGCTGAATCTGGCCGATGCGCATCTGAAAGCGCTGCTGCTCGGCGGCAAAGCGGCCAGGGTCTTGGCGGTAAAGCTCGTTCCAGTCGACCCCTTGAAACTCGTTCAGCGCCTGCTGATTCGCAAGGGATAGAAGCTGCTTGGCGTTCTCCAATTGCTGGTGATAGGTCGCCTTGAGCTGAGCTTGCTCCCCTTCCCACGCGCGGCGCTGATCGGCCAAGGCTTGGGTCTTACGGGTGTAGTCCGCTTCCTGCTGATAGGACTTGAGGACTTCCGCAAGGGGGACATCTTGTGTCTTGCCGTCCACCTTGATGGTGACGGGCATCTTGTAGAAGGAGTCGGCCTCAATCTGGGACTTGCTGAGGTAGTCCGAGAGGTTGACGTACTCCGGGCCTTCATCAGCCGGCGCCACGGGCGCGGTCTGCTCGGCGAGCGGTGCCGTTTCGGGCGGGATCTTGGCGGGCGTCTCGGCCTCGTTCGAACTGGGCTCGAACGCCCCGGCATCGAACAGGCTCTGGAACTTGTTCTCGGCGACCGCTTGATCGGACAGGCCGTTGAATGGATTGACAGCGGTCGGATTCGCGTTCGGGACTGCGCTCATGGTGTAAATCCCACCATAGGCGCACCACAAATGTGTTCCGAACTAGATGTTGCGCCCTCGCGCCTTGAACAAGGCGAGCCCGTGATCCAAGAAGCTCCTGCGCTCCTCGGCCTGCCGTAAGGTGATCTCGGCCATCTTGCCGGTTACAGCGATCTGCTCGAAGTACTCGAAAAAGTTCGCGGTGAGCTGTTCAAGCAGAATCAGCCGGGTATGCATATCGGCGTCCTTGATCGGGGCAGCGCGCCGCGCGGCGGCCATTTGCGTCTCGAGGTTCGCGCGCGCGGCCTTGAAGATGGGCATATCCAGGATCTGGCGCGCTTCACCGGCGCGGATGACTTCTTCTTCGGGACTCATTGCATATACCGCGGGGTTTTCACTGGATCTGACTCCCGGCTGTCGCCACATCAGGCCCCAATTCAGCCGCACTCGCCTTCTCAGCCGCAAGAATTTGCGCCAGGGCCGGTATCAGCTTCAGGATGATCTGCAAGTGATTTCCATCGAGTTGCACCTCGCGATCCTTGTGCCCCTGCACCGCCTGATGTCCGCGGTCATTGTGCTGCTGCAACGCCTCATGCACCATCTGATTGTGGGCGATCTGCTGATCCGCCTTCATCTTCAAGGCTTCGCGCGCGTTCTCGGCCTGCTCCTGGCCCAAGGTCGCTTGCGCCTTGATCTTGGCGACTTCGACTTGAGGCTGTGGCATCGACTGCGCCGCTTGCTGCTGGGCCTTCTGGTACGCGATATAGGCGGGATTTTGCGGATTAGGGTCGATGGCAAAACGTTCCGGGCTCGTGAATCCCAAGGACTCGCAGGCCATCTTGAAGAAATCATAGGTCTGCTGCGGACCCACAGCCAAGCCCATGGCCTTCAGTTGCCCGATGGCTTGCCCGAGCAGTACCACGTTTTGCCGCATCTCATCGCGATTGCCGCTCCCTAAGCCTACATTCGGCTGCACATTCGAGCGGTGCGGCTTCCAACTGCGGGGGTCGATGTTCACCCACTTACCCGACACCTGGAACTCGAGCGGCTGATCCTGATGGCGGATTAGGATGTTGCGGATCTTCAAAAAGATCGGCTTGACGCCCTCGGCCAAGAGTCGGGCGAGCATCTCGGTCTTGAGAGCCGCTTGTGCCAAGTTCTGCGCGTGCGCACCCTTGGTGACGTTTTGGAGCTCGTCCGGATCAACGGCCATCGCCGCTTGGCCGATGCCGGTACGGCTCATTTTCTGCTGGTCGAGATAATCGAGCGCCGGTAGCACCTGTTGCACGAGGTTCGATGGGCTCTCAATCTCCATGATCCAATTGGCGGGCGGTCCCTTGCCGCGGACGACGCCGCCGGGGCGGGATGTCAGAAGGTCATCGAAGTTCGCGCTTTGATAATCGACCGCGACACGCTGGTTATTCGAGATCGCGAGATTATCGAGACCCTGCCGCCAGAGTGTTGACTTGATGATCTGCAAGTCCATCAGTTCGTCATAGAGCGATATGCCCGTATGCCGGTGCGGCATGCGCTTGGGCACGCAGGAGGCGAAGGGCGTTTCCTCGATCACCTCATTCTCGAGAATCTTGTCCCCGGCAACGATGATCTGACGGAGTTCCGCTACCCCGTCGCCGTCGTAGTCCACCCGCATGATGGTTTCGCGCACCTCGATTTCCTGCATGGCACGGTCGGCCGGATTCTCGATCGAGAGTTGGTCGACGGTCTGATTGCGCGCCAAAGCATCGATGTCGAGCCAATTCGGGCGACCCGCTGATAGCAATTCGACATCGCCCCGGTCATAGCCATCCGCGATCAAGTCCGAGCGCGGCCGGTTCGTCATGTGCATGGCGAAGGCTAAGTCCTCCATCCCTTCCCGCGCTCGGGGAGTGACGCGCATCTCCTCGGGAGGAATACAGTCAACGCAGACATGCCCGCGTTTCGCGGTGCGGCGAATCTTCAGATCGAATACGGTCAACGGTGGGACGGGCTGTCCCGGCTGCATGGGAGGGGGAGCCATGGGATTTGGGATCGTGTACTCGCGCTGCTCCAAGATGTCGATTTGCTCGTTGTCGCTCTCTTGCAGGAGTTCGGGTAGCTCCATCTCGGTGAGGGCGGTGTAGCGCGACACTGAAGTCTGCTTCGTGTCCTTCCAATACACCTTCACATAGCCGTTGCGCATCAACATCGCGTCTTTGAAGAAGTCGTGCAGCACGAAAAATCCATTATTCTCATGCATGAAGACGTGATTGACGGTCGCTGTCTCGACCTTTGCGCCCTCATCGTCCTTGGCCCCTTCAGCCTCGAAGCGCACCGGGCTCGAGGTCCCCATGAAGATGCGCATCAACTGCGGCATGATCCATTCGATCGTATCTCGAAGCTCCGGCAGCACCACTTGGCTGCGGTTCTCCACCTCGTTACCCAAGGGACGTGCGAAATAAGCGTTCAGGGCGTTGTAGCGGTCTATCTCAAGCGTGGTCATCGCCTGGTTGCTGGGATAGACCGTGGTCGAGATCGTCGCTCCTGCGGCCACCTGGGAACCCAGGGAGGCAAGCTCATACTGACGAATCAGCGCAAGCAGATCCTCGTCCGACATCTCCTTGCCGCCCGGACGCTGGACGCCTGCGGGCTCCGAGTTATCGGACTTCGAGACGTTCATCTGCGAGGAGGAGGCTTCGCTCACTTTTTCTTCTTCAGTTCCATGATGAGGCGCGCGAGGAGAGAGACCACCCCACTCCACCGAGCCTCAAGCTCATCCTGGCAGTCTGAGCGGATGCCGAAGCGCTTCTCCCCGTCAACCGCATGGCGCAGGGCTTTCACCAGCTCACTTTCGGTTGACATTGGGTTTCTGCAACGCCTGCAAAGCGTTCGCCTGATGGTGGAGGGCTGCCGCAAGTTGGGTCACTTGCTCTTTCAGCTCAGCCACTTGCCGCTCGAGATAGATGACTTTTTGATCGATTGCGATGCTCACATGATCCTACTGACCGGCATGACGCCGGCGAGACTTAAGACAAGGTTGGAATTATTGGTCGCGCAGCTCACCTGCACCTCGTAGAAGGTGCCCGAAACGCCCCCAAAGACCGGCACCACCACTTGGGTCTGTGTGGAGTCAAACCCCGCGCGGCCGTTCAAGATGGAGGCAGGGCTCGGGTCTGAGCCCTGGATCACGGAGACATTCACCGACGGGGTGCCGAAAAGCTGCGTACCCGTGGGTAGATCGGGGGCGAAGTTGAACGTGAGCATGACGCTCTCGCTCGGGTCTTTGACATCGAATTGCTGCATCGTTATGGCCGAGATGGTGAACGGCCGGGGACGCGCCAAAATGATGTACCGGGGGCCGAAGGTATAGGTCGGCGTGACAACGGGACCGGCTTGTCCATTGATCCCGGCCGCGAAAGTCTGAAGCGCCTGAAGTTGCCTCTGATACTCATCGATCCAGGCCGCCTGTCGTGCCCGAACGGTGTCGGCGGCGAAGTTGTAGACCGTGAACGCTTGCTCTGCGGCGGGAAATGCTCGTTGCGGCTGAAGCTGCTGCTGATATTCATCGACCCACTTCGACTGCTTGGCCCGCACCATATCGATTGCGGGGTTGTAAACGATGTAGCGATTGGTCGAGACCTGAAAGAACGGCATCGGGGGAGACCACCAACTCGTCTCGAGCGGCGGCCAGCCTCCGATATCCATGCCCGACATGACATCGGCTGAGTCGGTGAAAAGACCGCTACCGTTGATCGCGGCAGAGCTTCCCCGTTGTGCGCGGGAATGCCATGTTTGATCGATCCCCACGTAGCGGGTCTGTCGACCGCCGCCGGTCTGGATGATGGTCGGGACGAAGCCGTTCGCACCACCGACGGAGCCCCTGAGGGGCTGAATTTGAGTCTGATACTCATCCCAATAGACCGTCCGCTTGATCGCGGGCATGCCGATTGCGGCTGTCCAGGGTCGGCCATTGATCGCGGCAGAGGAGCCGCGCATTGGCTTCGACCAGGACAGCCGATCGACATTGATCCAGCGATTCATAGCCGGTCACCCGGCCCTCGCTTAGCCGAACTCTTCGAAATTCAGCGTGCCGTTCAAGTTGAACGAAGTCGCGGGCGAGGAAGGAATGATGAATGCCCACGCCTTCGATACCGGGATTTCGTCCTGAATCTCAAGCATGCCTTCGAGCAGGTCATACGGATTGCACGTCAACCACTGATCGGTCCATTTGACGGTGGGAGTCGTTCCCAGGGTCGCGGTGCCACAGCGGAAGGTGGTCGTGCCGGTATAGATGCCGGTCAAGCCCTCATCAACTGGGGTGGACGTGGGCGTGGTGCCGCCCGTGCCGGTACCGGTCGCGTAGTAGACCAACTGCAAGGTCACTACCTGTTGAGTGGACCCGTTGTTCGAAGAACCCAATCGCAGGCGCTTGAAGCGCACGGGCTTGGAGGCTGAATTCGTGCCTTGACAGACCACGAAGGGCGAAGTCGGCACGCTGATGAGCGTTCCGCCATCGATCGAAAGCTTCATCGGAATCGGCATGAGTGCTCCTAACTCTGAATGTACTGATCGTTCACGAAAAACTGCGTTGCCGTGAACGGGGGCACGAAAGCACCGCCGATTGAATTAAATACAGCAATAAACGTCACATAGTCGTCCGAAGTTGCACCGGGCGGGGTGAAGGTCGCCGCAATGCCGCCGGGGTTCGTATAGAGCTGGTATTCGCCCGTCGCGATGTCGATGGCGTTGTCCAGCCAGAAGTTGGCTCCAGGGGAGGGACAGATCGTAAAGCCGGTTCCCACAGCGGGCTCATAGGTGGTGTTCTGCTGGGTGTCATTGATGGATACCGCCACCGCGAGCGCTGAGCCAATGCCCGCTTGGACGGTAGGGGAGATAATGGCATTCGCCGCGCCCGTGGCAAGCGTCTGAAGTCCCGCCGCGTGAGCCGCCAAGGAACTCGCCGATGCGCCTTGAATTTCATAAGCGACAAAGCCCAATCCGGCCTCACTCGCCGAAGCACTGATCGTGAGGCCGTTCGCCGTTCCAATGCTGGCGGCGTTTTGGAGCATATAACTTTGGAATATTCCGAAGGCACTCGTATCTTTTATGAAATCGAGCGAGGTATAGGCGCCATTCACCGCATCCGAGAAGCCGGTGAAGGCGTTCCCTCCCAGCGTCGAGCCCTTGGCAACTACAAAAATGGTGCTCCCGGCCAGCGTCGCTTCAGCAAAATAGGCGGTCTCAGAGAACACGGCCGTCCCCGCTGAATTCACGACGCAGGCTTGGCGCACCGCGAGGGGAAGCACGAAGTACTCCGCAAACGCCACGGCAATCGTCGCGAAGTTGTCGTACTGGTTATTGTTGGAGGTGCCGAAGGTGATCGCGGCGGTGCCCGTGCTCGTCTCGCGGATATCCTCCGCTTGAGCAACCTGCTGACTCGAGCCGCCGAGCCACCCGACGGTGCGCCCGGTATACGCCGACCCAGTTCCAACGTTCGGTGCAGGCGCAGTGCCCGCACTCGTGAGGGCCGAAATATCGACCGACAAGCCCCACAGCATGGCGGGGGCCGTCGTGACATTGGGGTTTGATGTCGTGGTGAGGATATTCGCGTTGACGACGCCAAGACCGCCCTGGCCCTGCGATTGGAAAGAGCTCGCAATATAGGCGCTCGTCGCAAGCCCGGAATATTGCCATGCCTGCAGGCCGTAGCTCGTTCCGCTCAAACTGATCGTGAGCGATCCGCCCGTCGTGACATTCGCCCACCAAAGGCTCGTGTAAATCCCACCGATCTGCACCGTCCCCAGATAGTTATAGGTGTTGCTGCCATCGGAGAGGGTCAACCCCGAGCCCGCACCGTTCGTCACCGCGGCAACAAGGAGTGTGTTACCGACGGTCGGCGAATAGCTCAGACTCGCACTTGCGCCTCCGGAGCTGTAGAAAGCTGTGGGTGAGCCGACGAACGCGTAGGCCATTTAAGTCATCGTCCAGTTCTGAATGTACTGATAGGCGAGCGAGTACCCGGTGGCCGCCGTGAAGCCGACATAGGCGCTATTCGCTCCGACCACCGAGGGGATGTTCACCGTCCAGTTGGTTGAATAGGTGCCATGAGTGACGGTATCGGTGATCGTCAACGAGAGCGTCGTGCCGTTGTACGAGAAGGCGAAGGTGATCGGATTGCCGCTCGCCAAGTTCACGCCGGTGATCGCGGTCGAACCGGTCGGCTGCGCGCCGCCGGTGAAAAGGCCCACTCCGCCGTTACTGCCCACACTCAAATCAAGCGCAATGGCAACGCTCTCTTGAATACCCGCGTTTTGCCCGGGACTGCCTGCAAGGCCTGCGTAGCCCAAGCCGTTGATGGCATTCGCCACGGCATTGTTAGACCCTGCACACCAGTTAAGTGCAGTGGGTTGCTGCCCCGAGCCATTGGTCGAGGCGGGGGTCTGATTCTGAATGCAGAACGTCATCCCATAATTCCCGTTCGAGGAGTTATAGGAGTTCGTCGCCTTGTAGGTGAAGGTGCTCGTCCAGGAGCCTGAGATCGTGACTGGCGCACCGAACCAGGCTGCGGCGGTTTCGAATCCACCGCCAGTCCCACCCGTGTTGTTAGCGGTGTCGGTGAACTCGATGCTTGATCCATTGAGCGTCGCGTGGCCGACGAGAATTACTCCATCATTCGCCGCAAACCCGCTCGCGAAATTGATGACATTCGCCGTGCCGATCTGATATTGCGCCTGCCCCACCAAGCTGTCGGTGTAGCCGGTCTGGATAGCGACGGCTTGAATGATCGTATTCGCACTGACCGTGATGGAGCCCGAATAAAGTGTGGATGCACCGGTCGGCAACAGACCATTCGTCGTGTAGTAGATCGAGGCGCCAGCAGGCCCGCTTAAAGTCACAGTCTGAGTGCCGGAATATTCCCCCGATGCCACACTGAAAGTCGGTGCCGCAAGTCGCGTGTTGTAGCCTGGGGCGTGACTCCAGGAATTCACCGTGCATTGGGGCTGCGGGGAGAGCGAGGTGTTTGTGCCGCCGGTAAAGCCCACCCACGCGCTGTTGCCAGCCGTACACGCAGGAATATTGGCCGGCCACACCTGCCGACATGCCGCGCCGCTCACCGTGTCGGTAACCACCATCGTCAGGAGCGTGCCGTCATAGACGATGGTGCAGGACATCAGGTGCCCGCTATAGAGGTTGATCCCATAAGGGTTCATGTCCTGCTGCGGAATGAGCGCATCAGGAGGGCCGCCGTTCATATAAAGGCCGGTGTAGTTCGGGCTGCCGCCGGTCGGATAACTGAGTGATTGACCGGAATTGTTGTTCATGTCGAACTTGATGCCGATCGAGTTGCCGACTCCGTAAAGCCCCGAGCCCCAGTTGGACACATAGGCGCCATACCCGCAGCAATTCGCATCCGAGCCTGCGTAAATCCCCGAATAGGAACCGCCCTCAAAATTGGGATTCGTCGTCGTATTGCTGTTCTGGACACAGAACGTCATGCCTTGCGTCGTGGGCGCGGAGGCCGTGGTGATCATCTGGAAGGTGAACTGCTCGGTGAAGGCGGTGATGTTCTGCTGGGTCTTGTACCAGGCGGCTCCCGCCTCGTGGGCTCCAGTCCCACCGACGACGACTATCACCGAACCGCTATATTCCGCTGAGGGCGCCTGCGCGAAATTGATGGTGTTCGGCGCACTTGAGAAGTTCGCGTACATAAACACCGGCATCACGAGTGAGAAGGCCGTGCCCTGTGGGCCGGTGCCATTTGGGTTGACCATTGCAACCGTATAGTTAACCGTAGCGCCGGCCGTGAGACCTGAATCTGCGTACGTCCCGCTCGTCTGCCCGCTCGCGATCAAAGTGCCGCCGCGATAGATGTTGTAGGTGACGCCTGTGGCAATCGAGCCCGTGAGCGGCGTCCACAGCACATTCGCCGTGGTGGTCGAGGTCGCAACCGCAGCGCACGGAATCCCCGCCATCAGTTGGGTGGGCAAATAGCTCATCACCGCAGGGTAGTCAAGGAAGCTCGAAATCGCCGGGCCTGTGCCGTCCGATGAGCCTGAATTAACAACGTTAGAGTTCGGCACGGCCGTCGTCCAGTTCGTCGTGCCTGCGTAGATGTAACTGCCGCTGCCGGGAGATTCATTCGACGGCCAGGAGATGTTTGCGTAGTTGCTGTCCTGACGCGGAAAGCCGATGTGAGAGGCACGCGCGTACTGGCACGAATTCCAGATCGCGGAGATTATGGCGGAGGTGAAATTCGCGACATTGCCGCCCTGCGCATTCTTGCCCCCGACCGGGCCGCCTTGGGAGTAATCGCCGTTCCCAATGTAGGCGAGGAACTGCATCTGACCGCGGTACAAAAAGCCCACCTGACTCGTCTTCGTACTCGCCGCTCGTGTTACGACACCGCCTGACCAGGTGGGCGTATAGGGCTCGTAGGTGTAGGTGGAATTCGGTCCTGTGGCGTTTTGCGTGTTCTCGTTGTCCCAGCAGCAGCCCATGTAGATGAGACTTGCCACCAAACCATAGGTGTGCGGATCGTTCGCGGGCGTCCAGGCGCTTTGATCGATGGTCTGCGCAGTCGGAATGGGATAGGGCAGGGAATAGGTATTGCCAAACTGATCTTGGCTGTTCATGCCGACCCCACCATTCAGGAGGTTCGTCATGTGGGTGCGCATCTGCGCGATGGTCGAGTAAATGCCTCCCGAGACACCGATCAGATGCGACAGGCACTCCGTGATCTGCATCTGCGTCGCCCCGCCATAGCCTGCCGGGACGGTGACCGCGATCGCACGATTGCCCACGGGGATATTTCCGCCTACCGGCTGCTTCGCGCCGATGTAGCACTGCTCGCGGTAGTTGTATATCTCGGCGACGGTACTGCCGGCTTTACCGGCCGCTTGAGTGGGGTAAAGCACCGACTGATACGGTGTGCCTCCGGTGAAGGCCCCCGTGGCATTCACATACACGCCGCTGTCGATGCCAGGCTGGCCGATCGGACCACTGGTGCCGATGTTGAAGGCCGTTTCATCCCAACTCAAGATCGTCTCAAAGTAAGGGTGATTCGCGACCGTGTAGCCCGCGTACGTGACCCCACTGATCTCGAGGGTGGGCACGACGCAGTTCAGAAGCTGCTGCATCATGTTCAGCTTGCACTGTGCAATGACGGGGTGAAATTCACACCCGGAGACGATCCATACGAAGGCCGAGCCATTCCAATTCGCCGCCCACGCTCCGTACTGGGAGGGGTTCGGAGAGGGGGTGAGCGTCTTCGTATACATCAGCCCATCGGTCGATTGCAGCCACCCGGCGTTCCCTGAATAGTTCGCCTTGACGATATATGAGGGCGTTGGCGCATTCGAGTAGTCGTAAGTTGAGTAATTGGCGAAGGTTGCCCCACCTAAATCGGCATTACACTGAATGACGATCTGATAGCGAATCCCTTGGGGGGCTAGTGCAATGAGCGAGGCAAAGCGCGTGCCGATACCGTTCGATCCATTGAAGGTCGCGGCCACCGCCCCTTGAGTCGGTTCGATGCTGCTCCAATGCCAAACCTCTTGAATGAGCGTGATATTGGGCGAAGTGGCGGCAGTCTGAAGATCAGTCGTGTTATTGCCAATGGAGAGCATGGCAAAACCGGGATTCCACTTGACCTGACCCGCAACCGCCGGAGCCGCCGCGTTGATCGTGTAAAGCGCGCTCCCCACGGCGGATTGGGTGTATCCGCTTGCGGTGGCAATCGCCTTGAGCGTCTCGGTCGCGCTCACGGTGACGGGAGTTGAATAGACCGAGCTCGCAGTCGTTGGCGTCGAGCCGTTGGTCGTGTAATAAATCGTGCTCGAGGGCGTCGAGCAGGAGAGCGTCACGGTCTGCGCGACGGTATAGGTTCCGGCCGCAGGGCTGAATAGCGGCGTTGCGGCTTGCTGACTCGAGGCCTGTACGGTCAGGCTGAAGCTTTTCGGCGTCGAGCCGTTGCCGAAATAATCGAGCGCGCTCACCGAAATGGTGACGGTGCCCGTCCCTGTCGGGGTGCCTGATATCTGCCCGCTCGTGTTCCAGAAAAGACCGGCCGGCAGAGTCCCTGAATTCAGGAGGTAGACGTAAGGACCCCCATACCCGCCCGTGCCGGTGAACGAGTAATTGTAGGGAGTGCCTTGGGTCGCAGAGGGAAGCGGCGTCGTGTCAAGAAGCGAAGGTGAGCCGACACCGGACCCTTGAGGACTTACGCTATAGCGACGAGAGGGTGACACTCAAGTCAGTAGGGCTGGGCTTGGACTTGGATCACATCGCCCGAGGTCGTGGTCCCGGTGACGGTGCAACTGTAGGTGTTCTCTGCCGTCTCGGTGAATACCACGGGGTGCGTCACATCCTGCGCAAAGCAACTCCACCCATTCGGCGCCGGCGGCAATTGAATCACCGGCGTGCAGGTGGTCGCCGTCGTTGAGAACTGGAAGGCGACCGCGGTGCCTTTGGTTAAGCTGACGGTGGCGCACCCCGAGGAGATGAACACCGGCGCTCCGTAGGAGTTATCGGTCGAGAACCAGGCGGTGCCGTTCGACCAGAGAAAGCCCAAGTCAGAGGTAAACCCCGAGGTAGGCGTCCCCGGAGTGGCTGTGTAGCCGTCGATAACCGCATTCACGGTAGGGGTACCGACCAAAGCACCGGCCCAAGTGGCCGTGGTTGCACCATTCGTCAACGTGACCGTGCGCGATTCCCAATCGGAGAACACCACCAGATAAGTCGTCGACACTCCGGCCCAGTTCTGCGCAAGGGCGGTAGATGTGCCATTGGGGGCGACATTGAACACCAGCACAATATTGCCGGGGAGCTGCGCGAAAGTCGGCGCACCCCCGAAGATGCCCGCGGGAAAGGAGCCCGCACCCCACGCGCAAAGCGAAGTCCACAGAAGCGCGCAGAGCCCAATGAAAATGCGTTTCATATCACTTGGCTCCTAGCCGCTCGAATTCGTTGTGTGAGATCTCTTCCGCATAGGCATGCTTGCCCTTGAAGCCATCGGCCTTGCCAAACTTGCCAGGAGCGCCACGGCCGGCAGTGCCGAGATACGAGTCGGGCGACCCATTTACGCCCTTGCCACGACCCGGAGGCGCTGAGCCTTTGCTATTGCCCTCCGCGCCCTCACGGCGGCGTTGATCCTCTTTCGGGGCTGGACCCGTGTGCTTGCCCATGCGGCGCGTATCGCCAGCCTGGTAGCCTTTACGGTCATCAAAGCCGGAAGTTTCGCGAGGGGGCATGTGAGCGCCCGCATCGAGCGGCGCTTTCTGGCGCGGCTTACCGAGGAGCCCCTGATGTGGCGTGTTCTGGCGAAGGCGAACCATCAGCCGTCCTCGCGCCCCAGTTCCTCGAACTCCGAATGCGAGGTGGGGTGCTCGATATCCTCGGAACGCGTCTTGAACCCATCGCCCTTCCCAATGCGCCCGGTGCCCCCGCGGCCCGAGGTCGCGGCATGCTGGCGAAGCGTGCCCGGTGCCGCGCTGTGACCCATGCGGTAAGGGGATGGACCTCGCCCGTGCTGGCCCTCGCTGAAACCTGAATCGAATGGGCCGGCGTTGCGACGCGAGGCATCTCGCTTGCCGCGGCCCTCTTCCGGGCCAACCTTCGGATCGCCGTCTAGATCTTTCGCCATGTCTCTGAACTCCTGGTTTTACGCCCAGCCGCCTGATTTGCGGCCGATGGATGGATATTTGCGGTGGACTGCGGCGCGAATGCGCGGCTCGATGGCTTTGCCCGAAGCCCGAGCGAGCGCGTCTCTGGCATGATTTCGATCTTCGATGGGATAGCTACGATCCGGCCCCGCAAACTCTCGGGTCGGTATGGCTTTGCGCGCTCGACTCGTCAGCTTCACGATAAACCTCGGGGTTTCGCTGCATTTCCGCAAAGACCGCGAGCGCTATGCGGTTGTCGGGCCACTCGCCGCGATCGATTTGTGCCCATAAGCGCTTGCAATACTCCGCACTCAGGCCGACCGTAGCAGCGATTCTTTTCGGATGTGTCTCATAGTGAAGTTGGACGAGCCGGGCGATGGTGAGGCGGATCTTCATCGGGGTGGGCTTCAAGCCTTTGACGGTCATGGCTTCCATCCATATTTGAGCGGTGGGAGTTGGAGACCTTGGCCGCCCGTCACGAGAGGCGCGGCTTGCGCCATGTATCTCGCCGCGTCGGCACCGTGCGAAAACTCATTATGCATCGGCTTTGAGGGCTCGCCCGTGCTCGCCGGGATTACGCGCCGATAGCGCTTCAGGCACTCCACGAGGCGCGTGCAGCGGCGATCGATGTAGAGTTGGCGGAAGGCCAGGCGCAGTTGCTTGATGCCCTCCTCCACGTCCTGGCGCGGCAGGACTGTCACGCGCCAACGGAGATCCTCGAGCGTGCGTTGCGTCGACTGGCCGGTGAGGTGATTGTGGGCACCGTCATGGGGGAGGAATAGCTCCTGCACGCGGTAACTGGGCTTCGACATCAGCTCGCCCGAGTACCAATCGATGGGTTTGTGCGAATCCTCGATGTAATCAACGATGCGGATTGCAGATTGCTGTTTCTGAAACACAATGATTGCTGTCTTGTCGTTCCAACCGAGGTCAAAGGCGGCGAACACGGGGAGCTGCGCGGACACGGGATAGTCGCCCACGCGACCATCGGCAAAGAGCTGCGCGAGTTCATCGGCATACACCGCACCCGAGATCGCGGGCTTGCACTTCCCTTCCCAGATCCATTCGTACTCGTACTTGCGGAGCGTCTTCGAGTCATGCAGCCGCAATTCATCGAGTTCTGGCGGGAACCACGGGTTATCCCGCCAATTGCACTCGAAGTGCTTGGTCCCCGGGGGCGGATGCTCGACAAAGCGCACCCATGTGGGGTCGGTGTCGAGTTCGGGGTTGAAGCTCACCCAGAGTTCACAGCGCCCGGTGCGAAAGAGTGTGGGTAACAGGATTGTCCACGAGTTATCCGAGACGACGTGCCCTTCCTCGATCCAGCAATAATCAACCGCTTCATAGGACTTGATCGAATCGGCGGTCTGGTCGGACAGGCCGGCAAAGATGAACTCCGACCCATTCAACGCGCTGATCTGCACTTGCTGGATCGCAAAGAACTTCGCCATCCCCATACGAGCAATCTGGTCGACGAGCAGCTTATGCACTGAATCACGGATCGACTTCTGCGTCTCTCGAGCACAAAGTACCCGCACCTTGCGCTGCAGCGATATCAGAATCAGGGCGCGGGCGATGGCCCACGACTTACCCCCTCCCCGTCCGCCACGAAATATCTTGTACTTGGCCTGATCGAATATGCCGGTGAGCTTCGCGGGGAACTCGACTACTTCGGGATCTTCAGCTTCCACGCTCGCCCTCTTTGGCCGCAATGAAGCCGATCTTCACCAGGGCCTCAGTCTTAGTGGTCACATTCGCATGAATGTCGGTGCGCTGAAGCTTCGGGATGTGGTACTCACACATATCGAGAAACAGCCCCACCCGCTTGGCGGGGTCCTCAACCGCCCTGAGCCATTCCTCCACGGCCAAAATGTTCCGTTGGGCAATGAGTGCGATAGCGGCGCGCACATCGGTCGTTGCCTTATTCGGCACCCCTTTGCGCGAGCCTCCACCTGTCTTTTTGCCCTTGGCCATCGCAGTCGCTCTCAGTTTGAGAAAATCCATTTGCAGAGCGTGACGAGCAAGCAGACGCCAGCGACACCTCCAAGCGCGACAATCACCATACCGAGCATCACGTCCGGACGGTATTCGCCAATCGGCTGTCTCATAACACACTCCCGAGTAATTGTTTCAACCCATCGATCGCAACCCCGGTTTTGATCTGCGCCGGGGTATAGCGCAGCACGCGCCAGCCATGGAAAACGAGTTCGTTCGATTTCTCCATGTCCCTCAAGATCGCCAACGGACTTCCGTGGGCACCACGAGTAAAAACGCCGCCGTTACACTCCACACCGACCTTCAGGGATGGAAAGGCGATGTCAAGTTCGAACTTCCGGTTAGGGATGGGGCGAAAGTTCTGAACGAACGGCGGCAAACGGTCGGCGCGACACTGGAATGCGAGCACTTGTTCGGCCTCGTTGCCAATGATCGCGCTCACCGCGAGGTCTCCTTCGCGGCGGCACGCAAGATCTGACTGATGCGCGCAATGGTGAGCTTGAAATCGACGGCTAATGCCTTGGGTGGAGTGCCCTTGCGATGCGCCTCGATGATTTGGGCGTTGCGCCAGTCGCGAAACTCCAGGCATGTCTTAAACTCGGCCATTCGCAGCTCTCGCCATGTACGCATTCGCCTCGCGCAAGGCATCGTGATCGACCAAGCGCATCAGGGTTTCTTTCTCGCGCAACAAGCGCCAGCAATGGTCCGTGACCGTCTTGAGTAGCACCGTTCGGCCATTGGCGTCCTGATCGATCAATGCTTCAATGGCATCCAAGCGCTTGTCGCTTGCGATCTGGCGGCGATAGATGCGCTCCATGAGCTGCGCGACGGTCGGCTTAGCGTGGCGCTTGTTCACGGCTGTCTATACAAGCGGTAAATCTCCTGTATAATCAGGCACCAATGGCCCTGCGCCATGGCGGGACGTTTCGGCCGGATAGGCCCCCGAGTCCGGAGCGTCCTGTCCCCTCCTCTCACAGCAACACCTGATGAAGTGCCGCAGCTTCCATGGCTTCCTGTGCGGTCTCGCAAGGTCCGTGCAGCATTTGATGGAACGGGAGCCGGTGCAGCTCGTAGATGAAATGACCGACTTGACCGGATCTGTGGATCTCATAGTCCTCGGCTCGAAGCACTTGCGGAGAAATGCGCTTCCACTCAAGACGTCGCGGACTCGCTGAGGATTTCTGACACCTCGCTCGAACCTTCTCCTGAACCTGCTCCAACGTTTGCATCGCGCGCTCCTCACTCTCAAGACATTCCCTTGCTCTCATGGCCCTTTCCCCGTGGATCACTCCGCGCGGTACTCGGGTCCCCTCCGGAGGGTCTTCCGGCCCCGACCATTACAGTCAGGATTCCACTTACGACCGGGGTGCAATTGGCCCAACAGAGCCCGGAATAACGGTTTGTGTGCGACTGGCCCGTTTCGGCCGATTAACTACGTGGCACTGACGGTCAGTTCACTCCTACAGAAAAATCGGAAAATTCTTAGGATCAGTTGGTATCCTACCGCACATACGCGACACATTTCCTGCCGTATGGTGTGATTGGGAAACTGCAACCAATGCTCTGTGGCATCGCAATATGTTGGCTTTGACGCGTTAAGTCGTGTCAGACCCGCAAAAAAAATGAGATAGGCAGAGTCAGGCCGTATCCAGTGGATACAGATCGGGACGCAAGTCATGTCGAGGAACGCGAGTCTTTTGCTCGATATCAAGCACGCGCTCGGCCGGTACGCGTCCCGTCGCAATCCAACGAGAAATAGAACCCTGGGATCTAAGACCTAAAACCCGCGCCAACGCTGTCTGGCCGCCCGCCCGCTCACATGCCAACAAAATGGCCTTTCTGCTCATGACCGAGATTAACGCACGAAACGTTAATGGAGTCAACGCCTATATCGCTAATGCGGTACCGCAATATTCCGCGGTGGGCAAACAGACTGAATCGCCGCCGTCGGCGTTCTGGGTCCGCCTTACCGACGCATGGAAGCCGCGTGGGCTACCAACCTCTCAGAACGGCGTGGCAACCAAGCTCGAAATGAGCCAAGGATCAACTCGCCGTTGGTATACGGGCGAGGGTTACCCGGAAATCGAGGTGCTTCGCAAGATCGCGGAACTCGGAAAAGTGACCGTGGATTGGCTCCTCAATGAAACCCTTCCGAAATCGCCCATCGGGCAAAATACCCCGCTTGGACGGCTCATGGTCGTTTGGGAGCAGCTCGATGACGACGGCAAGGAGCACGGGCCGCACTCGGCCAGTTGGCGATGAAAGCTCCGTCACTCGATTCGGTAAAAAAAACTTGGAAGGAGCAGTCAGGGAAGCCCTGATTTCCTCACGGCAACGGGTGTGCTACGGCTCCTCGAGCGACTCAAAGAGACTTAATCTGGCCTTAGCGACCAGCCACTTTCGTCGGGGGCGTCGGATCTACCGGCACGTACCCCACCTTCTTGTAATCCTCGACGCAAACGTTGAATGAATGCTCGGCGAGGGGCGCTCCGATCCATCCCCACCCCGCTGCCGAACAGCGCACCATCTGGCCGTCAGGTCTTTGGAGCCACTGTGAGGGCGCAACGCAGCCGGTAAGCACAACCCCAAAGGCGCAAATAATCGCTCTTTTCACGACGTTTCTCCCTGTCTGTCAATGTCGTTCCACCGCTCTATGGTGCGCAATGTAAGATTTTTGTTCAATTAACGCAATAACCGTTGACAGTTAAACGCTTGAACCGTTAATGTGCCTCCACGTTCCAAGGAGGCGCCATGCACATCCCCGACGACTATGACCAAGAATACGCGGCAATGGATGCGGCCGAGTTCGAGCCGTACCGCTGCCAGCGATGCACGAAGTCTCTCGCGGATGAGGGGGACGATTACTGTCTAAGCTGTCGCGCGGCGATCGATGCGGAAGAGCTGGGGGAGGTGGCGTCGTGAGCGCCCCGAAGTTCTGCATCAACTGCAAGCACTTCGTCCGCGCAGACGAAATCCAATACTCCAAGTGCGCGTATACCTTTCCTGGGAAGTTCAATCCCGTCTCCGGTGAGCCGCTCAGGCAATTGCCAACGAGCACGGCTTACTGCGATGTCATCCGAGGATCGGATCGCGTCGGTTTGTGCGGTCCGGACGGACAGTTCTTCGAAGACAAGTGCGCGCGCTGCGAGCAATTCGACCAAGTGCACGATCAAAACTGCCCGAAGCATCCTGACTACGACCCTACTCCCTACTGTACCCACTGCGGCCCGAAAGCCAATTGCACCTGTCCGCCTCACCCGGAGAACGACTAATGAGTCCTGTATTACTCGATCGAATGCAGCAAATCTTGAATCTGTCACTGTCCTCAGGCAGTCACACTGATTTCGAGAAAGGTATGTGCGTGATGGAGGCAGCTGCGTATATCGCGGGTGAGTCGTGGAGCGATCATCCTGCCTGCGCGTGCCCCGTCATCACCTCGTTCATGATCGCTTGGAACGATGGATTGCCGAGCGATGCGGAACGCGATCGGCTGCTGAAGCCTCTGATCGAATCGGTCATCGATACGATATCAACGCAAGCCGTCGAGGAGCGCCGCTCATATCTCGCGCTCGACTGGCTGATTCGCGTGCACACGCCGAAGTGGCTCGACCTTGTGCCATCGCTCGCTCCACACGCAAAGGCCCTGCGCGATCTTGAAGAGATCGCAGACATGGCCGGAGCGACCGCGGCCGGAAAGAAGGTTGATGCCGCGTGGGATGCCGCGTGGGCTGCCGCGTGGGATGCCGCGGGGGATGCCGCGGGGGATGCCGCGTGGGCTGCCGCGTGGGATGCCGCGTGGGATGCCGCGTGGGATGCCGCGAGGGATGCCGCGGGGGCTGCCGCGATGGCTGCCGCGGGGGCTGCCGCGATGGCTGCCGCGAGGGCTGCCGCGGGGGATGCCGCGAGGGCTGCCGCGAGGGCTGCCGCGTGGGATGCCGCGTGGGATGCCGCGAGGGATGCCGCGAGGGCTGCCGCGAGGGCTGCCGCGTGGGAATTTCTAAAGCCGACGACCCTCTGGCTTCAGGCAAGCGCGCTCGATCTCGTGAAGCGAATGATCGAGGTGCGCTGATGGGCTGGCGCGCGGCTCTTTGCTTCTCCCTCGCCGGCGCGATCGCACTCACGTTCGCCGTGCTCTGGTTTCGCAAGTGGCGCGCGGGGGCCGAGGTGCGAGCCATCAAACGCCGCCGGAGGCATCTTCGCGCGTCGTGGAGAGAAATAAACCGGTCTAGACCTGGCGCCTTCATGATCAACACTAAGTGGAAAGGCCCGCATGCCTAATCTAGAAACGAGGACGCGGCGATGAGCGACCTAGAGCGCCAATTGGAAGCCTCCATCGAGTACGTGCGGATGCGTCGAATCCTCAAGGAGCAGACCGACGCGCTCGCGAATGCCATGCACGAGAACGATATCTTGCGCGAGGAAAACAAGCTTCTGGAACTGAAACTAGCGCGGGTTACGCGCCCGAGGATAGTAGCGTGAACGAACCAGTACGATTGATCGTCCCCGAATCCCGCGAGCGCCTCCCAGTTGTGCAAGACCCCGTGCTTGCCATGATCGAGCGCGCTGCGCGCGACCCGTCCGTTGACATCGACAAGATGGAGCGGCTACTCGCTATCCATCGTGAGATGCGCTCGGAAACTGCCCGAACCGCCTACAACGCTGCCATGGCGCGCGTACAAGCGCAGATCAAGCCGGTCTACCGGGACGCGATGAACGATCACACCAATTCGCCGTATGCGCGCTTGGAGACGATTTCGGAGGCGATCACTCCGATCATCACGTCTGAGGGGTTTAGCCTGTCCTACGACACGGCAGACTGCCCTGTGGCCAATCACATCCGGATTGTCTGCGATGTCATGCACAGCGCGGGGCATACGGAACGCAAGCACTTCGACCTCGCCTTGGACAACGTTGGTGCCAAGGGGAACCTCAACAAGACGGCCATCCAGGCCAGCGGCTCGACCATCAGCTACGGGCGCCGGTACCTGAAATGCATGGTGTTCGATGTCGTGCTGACGAATGAGGACAACGATGGGAACGATCCCCCTCCACCCAAGCAGGACGAGATCCGGGGCAACGCGCTGAGCGAAGTTGACCCTCAGAAGGCGCGCGAGATGGCTGACAAGATGCTGTCGGCGCTTGGCATTGTGGGTGCGAACCCCGTTGACACGGATCAGCGCCGAGCCGGGCGCGTCATGGATCTGCACGATGAGATCAAGGGCGATAACGATCTCTACATCGCAGCGAGTCATCTGCTCCCCTCCAAATCCCGGTCGGCCTGGAAGAAGTACAAAGCCATGGCCGAGGAACTCCAACAGATGGAAGCCGAAAGCACCCCGCGCCGATGAAACAGTGCTTCATCCTGCCGCGCCTTCTGCCTCGCGACGTTGCGATATGCAACATCGTAGAGACGCTTGAGGACTTGCCCCCCGCTCAAGGGTGGAGAGTCGAGATCCACGAGCACAAGGCGAAGCGGTCGGACCAGCAGAATCGATATCTATGGGGCGTCGTGTATCCCGCGATCACAGCGCGCCTGGAGGGCTGGGAATCCGAGGACGTTCACGAGTATTGCTTGGGTGAGTGGAGCGGATGGGAGACGGTCGTAGGGCTTGGCAGGAAGCGTCTGCGTCCTATCCGTCGATCCTCGAAGCTCTCAAAGCTCGAATTCATGGAATACGTTGAATTTATCCAGCGGCGCATGGCGGAGCACGGAATCAATATTCCCGATCCAGACCCCGCCATGCGCGAGGAGGCCGCGTGATGTCGAAATTGCGCGACGCTGCAAGGGGACAGCCATGCCAAATACGCGTACCTGGAATCTGTTCCTTCAATCCCGAGCAGACGGTGTTAGCGCACTTTCGTATGGCTGGATTGTGCGGCACTGGAATGAAGCCGCTCGATTTGATTGGAGCCCATGCGTGCGATCCGTGTCACTCGGCGGTCGACGGGCGAGCAAAGACCGCATTCACACACGACCAGTTGCGACTCATGCATCTGGAGGGTATGGCGAGAACGCTCAACGCGCTGCATAAGCGCGGGCTTCTCTGAGGGAATAGACTGAAAGCCTTATAAACATAGGAGATTGCAATGGAAACTGCCGCGACTGAGCTTGGAGGCCTTATCTACAATCGCCAGTTTAAAAGTCCGGTACAGACCCTGAGCGGAAACAAAGACGCGGGACCATCCGAGGCCGGACACTCATGAGGCGCAAAATTCTGATGATGAGCGACCTGCAAAGCGGAGCCGAGCAAATCGAGATTGTCGATGCGGCAGATTTCGACGCCTTGGTTGATCTGCTGCGCGAAGGCCGTAACCAAAGCTATGGAGTCATGGGGATCGGCGCTGCGAAATTGCGAGCGCTCGAAGCATGGTTCGCGAAAGTAGATGCGCTGCTCGGCTCTCCCTCTGCAAAGAAATCGGAGTAATGCGTGTCCTTGATCTCTTCTCAGGTATCGGCGGATTCAGTCTCGGACTTGAAAGAGCGGGAATGCGAACCGTCCAATTTTGCGAGATTGATCCATACTGCCAACGCATCCTTGCCAAGCATTGGCCGGACGTTCCCTGTCATGGCGACATCCGCACCCTCAAACCCATTGCAGCAGACGTTGTTTGCGGAGGGTTCCCCTGCCAGCCTTTCAGCACTGCCAGTGCCGGGAAGCGATACGGCGAAGCGCATGACCACTACCTCTGGCCTGAAATGCTGCGCATTGTTCGCGAATGTCGGCCTACTTGGGTCATTGGTGAAAATGTTGCTGGAATCGAATCAATGGCACTCAGACAAGTGGTATCTGACTTGGAGGGGAGCGGATACGAAGTCGCGCCGCCGTTTGAAATTCCGGCTTGTGCCGTCGGACACGATCATCGGCGGGCGCGCTTCTGGTTTCTTGCACACGCCCACCAGGGCGGCAAACATGGCAGCGCCGAGTATGCAAAAGCACAAGTGCTGCCGAGGATTGGAAATGAATCCAGAGGAATGGGAGCGCCGTATGGGATTCCCTCCAGATTGGACAGACTTAGAGCCCTTGGGAACGCCGTCGTGCCCCAAATCCCAGAAATCATCGGGAGAGCCATCATGAAATGCTCCGCATCCATCAAGGGAACAGCCGAATGAGCGAATTATCAGAACGGTTGCGCGGCTGGAGCAAACAGCCGTATGTGAACGGCACCGAGCGCGCGTGGCTAAAGGAAGCCGCTGAGCGCATCGAGAAGCTGGAATTCCAAATCAAGGAATACGTCGAACAGGCTGAGCAAGGTATTTGGGTCGAGCACCAGTGCCCGGCTTTCTTCGCGTGCTCATTCATCGTGGCTGACTCATCTCCGCAAAACGAGGTATCCAAATGACCGACGCCATCCCCATCAGCAGCGCGAAGCTCGACGAGCTGCTGGCGCAGCGGCGCGAGGATGTTCAGCGCATCGCGCAGCTCGAATCCGAACTGACCGAGGCGAAGCTACAGCGCGATTCGTGGAAGCGGATTGCGGAGAGTGGACTAGGCATCGCTGCGGAAACGGAGGGATACGAGAACGTATCGATCTCTAAGGGTGCTATGTGCCGAACGTGCGAGACAATACCGTGCCGCTGTCAGGCGAAAGTGGAACCCGGAATTGGTGGGAACCTAATAAGCGGTGGATGTTACACACCGAAAACCTCCTCGGAGCATGGCAAATGAGGCAGCGCGGCGGGTGGAAGAAAGGCCGTCCCGATATGAGCGATACCGACTACATGGCAAAGCTCAAAAGACAATGTACGGTCACCGACGCCGGTTGCTGGGAGATTGGCGGCTTTCACTTCGCCAGCGAATCTCAGTACAACGAAGGGAAGGGCTACGGCGCAATGTGCTATCGCGGCAAGAACTGGCGCGCGAATCGGCTGGCGTACTTCCTTTGGAAAGGCCCGATCCCGCCCGGTCAGATCATCCGGCACACCTGCGATAACCCACCCTGCTGCAATCCTGACCATCTCGTGGCAGGAACGCACAGAGAGAACATCCGAGACTGCATAGCGCGTGGTAGGCAGCGATTCCACCCAAGCCATAAGACGCATTGCGTGAGGGGTCACGCATTCGACGAAGCCAATACGGCGCTACACACCGATCCGCGCGGCTACATATTTCGGCGCTGTCGGCAGTGTGGACGCGAGAGATACCAGCGCGAGAAGCGCCCAACTTCTGACCGGAAATCAGAGCAATGAAACAAGTTTATGGGGCAAACAGCAAAGTAGAGGGCACAACCAGCCATGGGTAGACCGAGCGACAAACGCCGCGCGGCTCGACGATCTGGCCGGTGGGAAAGGGCGAAGGTAAAGAGACACTACCGTCCCTCAGGGGGCGGCTTCGTGGGTGGCGCTTTCTCCTACTCACTTAAAGCCGGTCGAAAGAAGTTCCGAAAGGTATGGGCCTTCCTGTGCCGATGGGAACGCGCCCATCTTGCTGGTGACGCAATAACTTCGAAATCTGTGACGGTGACCAAACGGCCACTCTATACGGTCACCGTCGGCCCCTCCCTACCTGGTCATTCGATGGAACCGAAAGGTCCAACGATTGGTTACGATTCGAGTGACGGAGTAGAGCAATGAAGTGGTTTTGCTGGCATAGATGGGTACGGGACGGCGGGAGGGTGCTGCGGATGGTCCCTGAGCGGTGCGAAAAGTGCGGCAAGTCACGGTTGCGGCATCCGATCCCGCAATATCGGTTATAGGACTTGACTTCCTATAGGTCTATATGGCCTAATACGCCTAACCCGGCATAGTGCCGGAAAGGAGAAACGAAAATGTTCACAGTAGACCAGTCAATCAATACTGCCATCAGCGATAAGTGGGTCACGTACAAGACGCTGCGGTTCAATGGCGTCGTCAAGGGACAGCTCGTGGATCGCAATGGCTCGGCCGAAGCGATCTGCCGGATGCTGAACGAGGCGCTGATCTCCGAATCGCGGATTGCTGAAACGTTCGCGCTGTGACCGCCAAGCAGCTAAAGAGGATGCTGAACGCGCTGGGGATTTCCCAGCGCGGCACAGCGAAGGTCTTGGGCATTAGCGGGCGGCAGATGCGCCGCTACTGCTCAGGTGACGCTAAGATCCCACAGGCCATCGAATTCGCGATGCTTTGGATTCGTGCGGGCAGCAAAGAAGGGTTTAACAGTCGGTTGGAGGGCGTAGATGACCAATAAGCCACGAATGGTAACCGTGATTGATGACGAACTTCGCGCGCTGCTCGCCTACGGTCCAGATGATTTGGGCGCACCGACGCTCTACAAATGCGGCGCAGAATGGAAAGCGGACGCCGACGAACTGCGCCGATGGCGTGGCTTTCAATCTACTTCAGGGGCCAAGCCGTGAACGAAATATCCGAACAGAAACGCCTGGGCGACCGCATCGTGGCTCTAACCAAAGAGCGCGACGATTACATCCTCAAGCAAAAGGTCTGGGAAGGAGCCAACGACGAATTGCGGTCGGCCCATATTCAGCTAGAGCGCATCGCCGAACTCGCATCGAAGATCGACATTCTATGGGCGACCGACGATGAGGGCGAGACCGACAACATGGACGATTTTGAGTTTCACGAAACGCTAGACGCTTTGCGAATTGCACTTCGGCCATGGCGGGCGAAGCGTGCTGGCAACGCTGCACTGGCTGACTTCGCACGTACATCCGCCGCGGAGCCGAAATGAACACCGCAGCATCTTGGAATTGGTCGTGTCCGTACTGTGAGACCCGCGATCCTGAGTGTCATCGGTCGGATTGTGAGGGGTTCACGTCTGAGAACATCCGAATGCGTGAATTGTTCGGCTGGCAGTATTTCGGAAAAAGGCAGTTCGAACCCAAATCCGCCGTGGAGCAGAAATGACAATAAGAATCGTATCGCCAGACGAGCCGTTGTCGGGCATCCCGGTACCCGCTGATTTACCGGTTGGTGATGTTTACATGTTAGCGACCGCAAAGCCAGATGGCGATCTGCCGCAACTGGGTTGGTCGCTATTACAGCGACATCATATAGCCGGTGTCTGCCTCTCCACATGGTATCGAACTGACCCGCCGCCGTGGCCGACACATGCCAATCCAGGATCAGAGCCGAAATGAAGCAGCCGACGCGAAAGGATGTCCGCACTGTGCGTTGCCCGACGTGCGATGCATCGCCCGGACACCCATGCGTCGAGCACCGAACGACAGGGCACTATGGAAAGCATACGGGGGCGGTTCGCGAGGCCAACCATGCTGAGCGCATCGCAAATTTTCAAGCCGAAACAGAGGCGAAGCAGTAATGGAATTTTGCATCCGTGCGGACCAATTGCGCGCCGCCCTGAAGGACATCGAGGCAGCCGAAGCCAACGGCTTTATGTACTGCGAAGCTGTCTTTTACCTGGCGAGCGCCGGGCGCGATCTTGGTTCGTGCCAAGCGGCCTACAGCGACCTATCGGAGCGCGCGAAGCCCAATGACCCTGCATGGAATTGGGGGCGCTTCCAGGGCGTGACGCGGCGTAATCGGTGGGATGGCAAAGGACTCGTACCGATTACTTCCGATGGAGGATCAGAGCATGGATGACTTGGTAGCCCGGCTACGTCGCGCGCACGTCGGCAGCGTCCAGCAGGTTCTTGGCAGCCACATCCTGATTGAGGCCGCAGATGAGATTCAGCGCTTGAACGCGAGGCTGAAAGAGGAATATGAGGGATGGCGCGACCGCAAGGAGCGCGAACGAATGAGAGGGGCGCTTCAGAAAATAAGCGCCAAAGGGCACGAGCATCCAGACCCATATATAGAGGGTTCATGGTTCGCAGGAGTCGCCGATGCTGCCTTGGGCTCGACGAACAGCGGAGAGGGGAAGCCATGAAGTACATAACCATCAAAGATCGCCGTTATCGCCGCTGCGAGCCAGTATGGAGAAGTTGCCGGCTCAGGGCCGGCCACAGGGGCCAACATGATGCCCATGCACGCGGCGGCAAACGGCGAGGTTCGTTGCCCAAGAGGGGGATCGAAGATGCCTGACGGCTCGCATCGGATTACATGGGATCTGTCCTCAAGCAGCGACCGCCGAGCCCTTGACGTGGTCGATGGCGTAGGCCGGCACGCTGGCCGCGGACCACACTATAGCCGCCGAACCCCAGGCTCGAAAACGTTTACCGGTGTCGGGCAGGAGATCGTGCTTGTCACGTCCTGCGGTCGCGCCGTGTGGGCCTGCATACGCCAAAAGACGCCCGCCGTCCGGGGCAGCGGCACGTCCCGCGGGCGTCAGGCCGCAACCGACCGCAAGACTAGATTTATCTGGAGGAACATGATGTTCCGCAACCTAGGAGCTGGGCTATCGTCTGATCTAGTTCGCTCTGCCACGGAGCGGACATATGAGGAATGGATAAAACGCTATGGAGCACTTCCGGCCGAGCGACTACGCACTGAAATCGGGATCAAGGAAGTGCGATCAAGTAATCCCGGTTGCTGTTATTTGATGGCCGGATGGGAAAGGGACAAAGTTGTGAGGGGCAAACTATATCTATGGGCACCGCGGGTCTATCGCGAGGAATACGAGCACCGATTCGCGGTGCCCAAAAATGGCACTGACTCACAGTCTGATGCCTCCGAGAACCATGGCTGAAGTCCTCACACTCGCCGAAGCCGCAGCCCGCATTAAGGTAAGTCATGGCACGATGCGACTGTATGCCCGTACACGTATTGTGCACGGCGTCAAAGTGGGTAAATCTTGGCGCTTCAACGCGGCGGATTTACCTTGCTCTACAAGCGCTCAGTCAAGCCAGGGGCACACTGGTGGGTCCGGTTCACCGTCAAGGGAACTGAGGTCCGTCAGTCGAGTGGCACAGATAGCAAGGAACGTGCGGAAGCGTTTGAACAGGAGTTAAGAAATGCCATCTGGGACCAAAATCCGGCACACGCAAAGAACTGTTAACTCCCTCGCACCGCACCATTGTCCTGTGCGACACTTCGCCTTGGGCGATTTGCACGGATGCTAAAACAGGTGTGGACATGGATGATCCGGTCGTTGGGGCCGAAGCCTTATTGTGCGTGGCGCGCGCATCCGCAGAATGGCTGGTTCAGCGATTGCGGAGAGTATTACGCCTCACATGACATTCCGCCCCAGTGCCCATGGTGCGATCGACCCGCACATGCTGTGGCGCGCGATCTTTAGGGCTTGCACTCAAGGTCAACGATATCGGTAGGCCCTTCTTCGAGCCATGCGAGAAACGCAGCTTTTGCCTGGGGCGTGGTCGGTCCATGATCTTTGTCGTAGCGCCGAATGTGCCCATCTTCGAGCGTGAACACCCACAAGATCTGCTGCCCGCACGCCGAGACGCCGAAGGACATGTGATCAGCGCCCGCTTTGTCGGCCGAACTCGTCATGCTCGCAAGCAGGGCAAGGAAAGCGAATCGCTTAATCATGGCTCGAATCTCCCCAGCATCCCGTCAGGATGGATTGGTGATTGATCGTCGTGTATTGGTGGTACTGATAAGGACAACCATCGGCGGCCGGATCTCTCAAAGAGCCCTGCGACCAGTTGAGTTCCCCTTCGTGGCGTACGCACCCGCTCATGAAAATCATGAGAAGGAACCTCACGTTGGCATCTCCTGGCGAAATGCCTTAAGGCCCGCGAAGATGAACGCGCAATCTCCCGGCTCGACGCTTTGCAGTTCATCTGGAAGGTCAACGATCAGCGCCTTCTCGAGGTTTGCCGCAACTTCCTCCGAGCACCACCACTTGCCATCGTCGCGCCAGTCACGGCCAAAGATGAAGGTGTCGACCAACCCGCGCGAGTCATAGGGTTTGCCGAGTTGGGCGTCCGAGAAGTCCCAGTAGCGCTGATACTGCTTCTCCGTCACCGTCACGGTGAACCGGGTCGCGCGCGCCCATTTCTCGTAGTGCTGAGGCCGATCGAGAAAGCCCGGAGGAATCGCACGCGCCCATCCTGGCGGCGTGATCCAGTCCGAGCGAGCCCCGCGTAAGAACCCTTGCGGGGTCACCACATCGATGTGCGAGTAAAACCCGGCGCCAAAATAACCAATTGCTCTCGAAGTCCATGAGAGCCCGCGTACCAGTTGGAACGCGATGGTCTCGTCCATCTCAGGCTGCGGGTTTGCTCAAGCCCTGGAGCTTCGTGATCCAACCCGAGGTGGTCGTGTTGATGACGGTCTCAAGCTCGCCACCCTCGGCGGTGGCAATGGTCGGCAACTGCAGTGCAAGGGTCCCCAGGAGCTTCAACTTCGCCCCAGGGTAGTTCGCAACCCACACGAGGGGATTTGGCCCCATGTCGGTCTCGAACTGCTGCAGGGCTAGTAATGCGGAGATGAGGGACGGTGCTGCGGCGACGAGAATGGGATTCGGCGATGACATAGAGACTCCTTCGTTACTTTCGGCCGCCGTCTTTGATGAAGTACCCTGCGGCGGCGACACAGAGGGTGGTGATGGCGCTGGAGAACTCGGCGCTGAGCGGGTGCTGAAAATACTGGTCACAGAGCGCCACAATGACCTGGGCGGCGGCGAGGCCGATGCCGGCGCCACCGAGGGTTGAGTTGGTGGGGACCCAGCCGGTGGGCTTGTCGGGATCGGACACAACGCGCCTCCTACGGGCACATCCGCGACGATCTCGCGAACGTAGTTCTGAGTCTCGGTGGGCATCGCTGAGAAGGGCTCATGGCTTGCCATCCACTTCCTTACGGAAGCCGGCCCCCAGTCGTACTCGGCGAGGTTGAGTTGCCAGTCAGAGAGTCTTTTGTGAAGACTCCCGAGATACTCCCCGGCGGTGTCGATGTCCCTAAGGGGATCTTCACCGGCCCCAGGGAAATACTTGGGCTCGAGCTGCATGATCCCGAGGGCGCCAGAGGGATTTCGAGCTCGAGGGTTAAATCTTGATTCTTGATAGCACTGTCGAGCGAGGAGGTCGGGCGGGATTTCATACTTAGCCTCGGCGGCATTCAAAGCCGGGAGCCATTTCGAACCCACGTCTTTCCATGTCATGGGCGCCGGATGTGAAAGCGGATCGCCACAGAGCTCGCAATAATCGCGACGAGCAATGCGAAGAACTGCATCACTTGATTGATGGAAGCGATGTTCGCGATGAACCAGGAGAACCAGCTCACGCCGACCAAGCCGTCCGCTACCTTTTGAGGGGGCGTCATGGTGTCTCACGCTATAGGAGCGCAAGCGCTAGGGTGTCGCGAAAGTTATTGGATCAGCGAGAAATTGAACTGATCAAGCGAGAGCCACGCCAGGCTGGCCGCATTGTAGACTTCGACATTTCCGTTCTGGAGTACGTCAATGCGCACGGGCTGATACGTCGTCGTCGTGGTGTAGCCTTGCCCGAAAGTCAGCACCCGATAAGACGGGGTGAAGGGCAGCGTGAAAATCACGGTGCCATCCGTCACAGTTCCGGCCGATAGGAGCCCGCGACAGAAAAGCCGTCCTGACGCATCGACATAGTATTGAGGCGGCGCGTATGTAGCCCCGTAGGCGGTCCACCCGTTCTGCAGCGTGATCGGCTGCCACTGCATGCCCTGAATGGTGCGCTGCCATTGCAAGAACTCGACAAAGAGGCGGTCCCAATCGGCCTGGGATTTGGGCAGATTACGTTCAATTGTCGCAAGTTGCGTGATGGCGGTCATCGGCGTAGGGTTTGCGACATGGTTAACTTCTTAGGCTGGGCTTTCGTAGGGCTGCTGGCCATAATCTTCATCGGAAGGTTTCTCGACCTCAGGGTGAAGAGCCCAAAAGACCTCCCGCAGTGCCTAGATCAAAAGGACGAAAGTTAAGCTGTCCTTTCGGTTTCTGCGCGGCCTGCATGAGACCAGCGGCTGTCTTCGGGTCGAGCATGGCTTGCGTTAGCAGCTTGTTGATCGCCGTGTCTGCTCCGGCGAACTTGTAGGCTGGACCGAACGCCTTAGACACGACGCTCCCCGGCCATCCCCCGATATTCTGATTCAGGGATAGATTCTGGAACGTATCTGACCCCGGTGCTTTCAACATCGGGCCATTGACCGCCTGCGAGGCTTCCAAGTCCTTCCGTATCCCCTCGAGGCGCGCAATGTCCATTTTGCCGAGCCCGTTCTGCGGGTCGGCGAGCACCTTGTCGAGTGCGTTGCTGTACTGAGATGGGCCCAAGAAATAATGCCCAGTGGTCGGGTCTGCCGCAGTCGTACTCGCCTTCTGCTGCAAATCCTGCACCGTTTGCATCTTGTTCACGGGCGCGGAGTATTGCTGATAGGTCGCATCGGCCGCCTTTTGTGCCGGGATGTTGCGCGAGGTCCAATCGTTGAAATCATCGAGCGTGCCTTGCAACGCGCGCACCTGATGCGAGCCGATGCCCTGCGCTTTCCCAGAGGTTCGCATGTCATCGAGCGCCATCTTGATGGCTTGCGCGTCCGATCCCGTGATGGCCATCGGCGCACCTGGCATATTCGTTTGCAGCCCGAACGTCTGCCCACGATTCGCTTGCAGGTCCTGCGCCTGCTTGATGGCCGATTGCATGGCAGGTCTCTGCATGAGTGCCGTCAACTCATTGTCGAGCGGCGCTGAATGGGTCGCTGCGGCAGCATAGAGTGGCGCTGATGCGCGGCTGCGCGCGTCGATCGCGTTCTGCAGGTCCTGGGGCGTGCCACCGATGTCGGTGAGTTCCGCTTGGCGCGCAGCGTTCTGTGCCGAGGTGCGTGCGCCGAAGTCGGCAGAGCTCGTGCCGCGAAGTGCCTTCTCTACGCTCAATAGGCCCGGGTCTTTGGATACCGCGCCTGTCGTCGGCTCTGAGTTAGGCACGGTCGGTGCGGCCTGCTTTAGGCGTGCGAGCGCCGCCTGCGGATCACTTGCTTGATTGTTGAGCAGCGTACCCGCCGCGCGCACCTGCCCGGCCTTGGTAACCGGCGCAGTCAAATCACCGGCCGTGCGAGCAAAGCTCTCACCCATGGCAGGCGCCTGAGATCCAAGCACCCCGGCTCCAATTTGCGCCCACCACGGCAATCCGACCTGTCGCGCGGTCTCCTGTGACACACCACCCGACAGGCCCGCGGCCCCCGAGCGAACCGCATTGGCGATGCTTGTGGCACCGCCTAGGCCGCCAGCCGCCAAGCCGCCCGTGACACCACTCGTTGCAGCGGATGCCAATTGCTCCCCAGACGTCTCTGGCTCTGGCGCCCCTGCCGCAGTGAGACCCTTCGACAGCACGCCTGCCGGGGTAGGCAAGTAGCCGTAATGGCCGCCGAACTTATTCGCGATCCACCGCGGCAGATTGAACGCACCGGTCATGGCCGTCTGTGGCAATGTGAGTGCCCCCACGACGCCCTGCGCAGCGGCGCGCCCCTGCAGGGCTACCTGTCGACCGACGTCGGTGTCATCGCTCTGGGGGGGTGCTGGTGCCGCGGATGAGGTGCGAATGTAGTCGGCGAGCTGCTGCGCGCTTTCGGTATCGCCTGCTGCATCGGCCTTCTGCAGCGCCGAATAGACGTCAGTTAGATCCGCTGGCACGGGGTTGATACTTGTTCAGGAGTTTCTGAATGTTGGGCGGATGCTGCGGAACGCCACCCGCGAGTGCCTGCTTGGTTTCAGGGAGCAGCAACTTGTCGAATGAGCCTTGCAGCCCTTGCGTGCCCACATCCCACTGATTGCGCAGAGACTCGGTTTTCCCAGCCAAAGCTTGCGCGGTGTATTTCACTGCATCCTTGAGTTGCGATGGCGAGCGAATCGAGGAATAAGGTGCGGCAATAGCTGCACGCTCGCCCTGATCGCCACCCGCGGCCGTGATGGCGTTGACGGCCTCTTGCCCATACATATTCGCAATGACCTTGTAATCGCCCGGCGCGGCCTTTCCTGTGGCTTCCTGATAGGCCTGCTTCGCCTGGTTGATCTTCTGCACATTACCGCTCTGCATGGCATCGATGAGCGGGAGCAGGGTTTGCGAATGGGCCACCGTCGTGTTGATGGCATTCAACTTGCCGCCCGCTTTGCCGCTCGGGTCGAGGAAGTCGTTCAGCACGTTCTGGCTCGCCTTGAATGCCTGCCCCTGCGCGGCCATGCCGACGCCTGTCAAATTATCCTGTTTCGCCCGCTGTGCGATGTAGCTTGCGATTTGCGCTTGAGCGATGGGGTCACGGCCTGCAACCGCCTCAGTGAGATCGCCCTTCGTTTTCGCGACCTGATAGGCCTCTTCCTTCGCTTCAGGCGTGATCTGTTGCGCGCCATACAAGGAGCTATCGTAAGGCGTGAGGCCCTGTGCGATGCCCTGCCCTTTGGGTAGTTCGACCACTTGTCCATTCTTGATGAACTTATCAGTTGCCAAATCTGGCGCACCGGCCGTCACTTTGCCGGTGATCGGATCAGTCTGTATCGATTCACCGTTCCCCCGCTGCGTCGTCTGCAGCATCGTCGGAATCGGCTTCGAGGGAAGCTGCGCGGAGCCCGCGAGGCGGTTGTAGAGCGTTCCCGCGAAGGCTCGAGCGCCTGGAGCGGTGAGCGGCTGATTGCCATTCTCCTGTTGCCACATGCCGTAGAGATCGGGGTCTTTCTGCAGCCGCTTATCAGCATCCGATGAGGTCATGATGGTGTCGAGCGCGGAGAGCGGCGCGGAGATTCCCATCTGACGCTGCTTGATCATCATTTCCTGCGCGGCCTGATCTTTCGACGCCTTGTTGGTCAGCGCTTCGCCATAGCCTTTGAACTGCGGCAGCGCTTGGAGCGTGGTACCGAGATCAATATCTTGTAGCGGATTTCCGCCCACGCCAGGAAGAGCCGGCAGAGGCGCGTATGGGCTCGGTGCTCCACGTGGAACCATCGGAGGTGCGCCAGGAGCAGCATTCTGCGGAGGAGGCATTGCGCCCGATTGCGGCGGAGCGCCTTGCGGCATCTGCGGTCCCAGTGGTTGCGCCCCCTGCGCGCCGCTAAGTAGACCCTGCACCTGCAGCGGTGTCGTCGGGTCATTGTTCATCTGGTGCAGCTTCTGGCCGAGTGCCTGATAGATCGGCATCTCGGCTTGGAACTGTGCCTTCGTGAGCCCCATTTGCAGGTTGCCCATCTGGTACTGCTGATTCGCTGCGCGCTGCTGCTGATAGCTTTGTAGTCCCGAGGAGAGCCCCAGACCTATGTTGCCGCGCATCGGGGAATTCTTCGCGCCGGACGTGAGGAGACCTATGCCGAGATTCGCAAGCAATGACGGATCGATGGAGCCTAGGAGGCCCCCGATTCCGCCACTGTTATCGCCGTCGGCCATTTAGTGTCCGGGAATCCCGGTTAGCCATGGATTCTGCGGCGCTTGTCCTGGTGCGCCCTGCGGAGGCGCTCCCGGCATGCCTGGCTGCATCGGCTGCGCTCCGGGAGGAGACATGCCCTGTGCGCCTGGATACGGCATCCCTCCCCCTTGCGGGGCTGGTCGCGCCATTGACTGCGGCGATTGCGGCATCCCCGGCTGCATCATCGACATGCCCGCTTGCAATAGCTGATGCGTCGCGGGCGCGCTCTTGCCGTAGGCCTGGTTCCCGGTCATCGCGCCCAAGAGCCCTTGCATCCATTGCGGGGTGTTCGCGTTCTGCACGGCATTCCCTGCGGTTCCGGCAGTGCCGCTCGCTTGGGCATTCGCCGCTGCGCCTTGGGCGCTGCTTGTATTCGCTGCTCCACCACCTGACATATCGACTCCTTTACGCCGCCGCGAAGGCCGGCAATGCATCGATCATTGCATCTACCGAAGTGCCCGCCGCTTCGGCGCCCGTGCTCGCGATGCCCGCGGTCGATGCGGCATCCGCGCCCGCGCCGAGCGAGCTGTAGAGGCTCGAGCCCAAGAGCCCGGCACCGGCCGCAGACTGGAACGGGTTGCCGCTGGTCGATTGGCTCGATGAGCCGAAGGGACTGGTATTTTGGCCGAGCAGGCTCGAGTACCAGGAAAGCTGGTTGTACGGCAGCGTCTGATTGTAGTTCCACTCATTCTGCTGCGCGTTGATCAGGTTCTGCGTCTGCCCCTGCAACCCAGAGCCGGCCGAGAGCAGCGCCTGACTCGGCAGGTACGTCCCCGCATCGATCGAGGGGGCCAAGGCAGAGGCCTGCGTCATCGTGTTCAGGCCCTGCTGGTATGCCCCGCCATAAAGCTGGGTGGCGAGATTGTTCATCTCATCGGACTGCACGGGAGCGGACCCGATGATGTTCCGCCCGGCGCCGGCGAACTGGCTGTCCAAATTGTTCTGCACTTGCTGCGCGCCCTGCTGGAACGTGCCCTGCAGGTACGGGTTCGAGGCAGGATTGAGCAATGCACCCGAGGTCTCGAATTCGTTCGCACTCTGCGCGCCCTGGCTTGCGTTCGGGGCACTTGCGGTGTTCTGCACGCTGGTGAGCGCCTGATTCTGGAGCGGGTTCAGCGGCGCGACGGTTTGGCCAGGGTAATATTGCGGGCCACCCGTGTTGAGCAGGTTCTGACCCTGGCTCAGCGCCTCCTGGTAGTAGGGAATAAACTGCGACGGAATACTCGTGCTGACTGTGTTTGTCCCTCCCCCGCTCATAGGCCGTACCCGGGCAGATTGGCGTAATAGTAGGGCAGCGTGCCCGACATGCCCGGTGCGCCTGTGGTCGTCCCGCCCTGTGAGTTCACCGTTCCATTCGGGTTAGAGGGCGGTGCTTTTGCAAGGTATGAGGGACCGGCGAGGCTCTGCGCGATCTGATTCCAGTAGTTGCCCGAGAGCTGCGGCTGCGCGCCCGTCGAGTAGCCGGGGTTGCCTGAAATTCCCCCATAGGGCGGATTCTGAATCGGTGGCGCGGTCGGCTGCTGACCGCCGTACGCCAACGAAGGGGGAGCCTGCATTCTCACCGGACCCGATGAATACGGCGATGCCGTCTGCCCTTGGTATGCAAGCGACGGAGGCGCCTGCATCCGCATCGCCCCCGACGATGCTTGCGGAATCGTGCCTTGAGGCATCTGCTGCGCCGGAGGCTGCATATTACCGATGGGGCCGAAGGCGCCCGAGTAGGGCTGAATCCCTCCCTGCATGCCTGTGTTTCCGCCGCCGCCTGCCATTTAGAGCACCTTGGTTTGCAAAATGACGCCCACGGGCATCAGGTCGAGCACCTTTGCCCATCCGGGGCGCCCAAAGGTGCGTATCACCGATATACCATTCCCCGCGCACCAACGTTTCGCATCCTCAAAGGCGACTTTCATGGCATCCACATCGCTTCCTCCGCAGTAGAGAATCACCCCCACCGTCTGCTGGGGGTAGGTCTGTACCTGCCCCACCACGGCATAGGTCGGGGCCTCCCAGAGGAGGTAATGGCCGCGTGCGATCGCGATCAGTACATCCAAGAGATTCTCATCGCCCTGGTTCAGCTTCACCGCATCATCAATCCAGCGCTCGATGCGCGGCCACACGGCCGAGAGTTTCTCAGGGGAAACGAGCTTCATTTGCGCGGTTCCGCGCCAGCTCACATCGGCCCTTCGGTCTCAAGGTACAGCGTGACACCGTGGATGGAGGTTGCTTGAGCACTTGTC